ATCACCAATATCAACTTTGACTATTGATGAACCATCTACTCGTCTACCGACGAAGCCATTTAATGGCTTTCGTCCTATTTTATCAAGGTTAACTTTATCCATTTAAAGCCTCCTTCATTTCGTTTCTAATAATTCCAGCCATTGAGAAAGCGTTGAAATCGCCACTAGCTGAAATACCAAAATCTTTAGAATTAATTACTAGTTTATAGTATCTAGAACCACTGATAAATTCATTAAATGCGTTTTCAATATATTTACCATTTAACCAGTATGAGTTATGAGAACCTCTAACTGGGGATATAGAATATCCTAATTCATGTTGTACAAAATCCTTAATTTTGCTTTGAGAAAATGATTTCTCTTCGTTTTTCGACTTTACAATAATATTATAATTTTTCATCTTTTTATTCACTCCTTTATTTAATATCATATGTATATAGTACCAGGACGAAGCAGTTTTGTACAGTGTTCAATGCAAAAAACATGCATGTTTTTTAGCCTTTAGCTATACGGTTTCTTAACGAAGTTGATGAAAAAGAGTGATCTCTACTATTATATACGATACGAATATCCCGTTCTTCGCATATATCCTTAGCAGTAAAGTCCTTATTGAGGTAATCAGATCCTATGATTCTAACATCTATAGGTAATGAAAGGAATATATCCTTTAGTTCTTCTTCTGTATTATAGATTATTACATCATCTACATATCTTACTGCTGCAACTTGCAGTTGTCTTTCTACAATAGATTGAATAGGTTTATTCTTTTCTGGCCTATCCATTGTAGGATCACTTTGTAAAGCTACAACCAGGTAATCACATTCATTTTTAGCTTCAGCTAACATTGTAATATGCCCAGCATGTAGTAAATCAAAGGCTCCGCATGTTATTCCAACGGAACCTTTAGATTCATGATTTTGTAACCATTTTAACATTATTTGCAGTATTGTCTTATAGCTTCAATTTTATCATGTGCATCAGCTATCTTTTCAACTTCCTTTTCAATTGATTCTACAATATCTGTATGTTCACCAATTCCTACCGGATTTCGTTGATACACTAGAATATTAGCATGAGCTACTACGATTTCACCCTCTAATTTCTTAATTAAAGCTTCTAATAAAAAATGTTGTTGTGCCATTTTTACCTCCCAAAAAGTTTCCTTCTTTTATATTCTGTTATAGTATCTATTAGTTGTTTGGTCCAATTATCCCTGTCTTCTATAAAAACTTGAGTACCTTCGTCACCAGCAATACATACTACAATTTGTTTTATAGGAATTCCTGTTCTTTCTTCCCACATAATAGCATAGGCCGAACACTGAATAAAATAATTAGAAATCCATTCCTTTTTCTTTAATTTTCTAGAAGTTTTCCAATCAATAATAGAATCTTTACCTTTCCATTGTCCAACCAAATCTACTCTTCCAGCTAATTGTAAGTGTTTAGAATACAATGGTGCTTCTTGACAATATACTTTAGTTACACATTCATCAAGAATAGGTTGGACATCTTTAAATGTTTGTATATTGTGTGGCATTTCGCCTTTAGCAAAATCGGGATCATTTGCAATATACTTTTCAATCATATTATGAACTGTAGTACCACGACTACTTGCAATCCTTGAAACTCTATTGGCTTCTTCTTCACCGACTCTAGCTCTCCAAGCTTGTATTGCTTCTTCAGATAGAATTTTTAAAACTGTAGTTACAGATGGATATTCTTTACCCTCTGGATCTTTATAAATTCTACCGGTTCCAGTACTTTCAGCAATTAAGTCATCATAACCTAACTCTACTGGTTCATGTTTAAAGTTTTGCACTTTCCACCATTTCCTTGGTCATTAAGAAATCTCTGACCATTCCGCTTCTAACGATATCTTTCCATTCAAATTCAACTACTTCAAAATCTTTCATATGTTCTAAAATATTTACAAAATTTATGATACCCTTCTGCTCAGTTTGTTTAGTAAAATCTGATTGCTGATAATCTCCACAAACAATAATTTTACAGTTATCTCCCATACGAGTTATGATAGAACACAATTCGTGATAGTTACAATTTTGTGCCTCATCTACTACAATAATTGAATTGTTTATAGTGAGACCACGTATGTAAGACGTGTTTATAAAATCTAAATGTTTAAAGGAAACCAATTTATTGAATGCATCGTGATCATCAAATAAATCGCCAACAATTGATTTATAAATTGCTTTATATGGCTCTTCCTTTTCTTCTTGAGTACCTGGCAAAAATCCAATATCCCTAGTAGGAACAGCTGATCTTAATATAACAACCTTATCATAAAAATTATCTTTATCTAATACTTTTTCTAAAGCTAGGTATAAACCTATGAAAGTTTTACCTGTGCCTGCAGAGCCAGTCATTGCAATATTTTGGTTATCTTTCCAAGCACTAAAGACTTCAGCTTGAGCTTCTGTCATTGGTTCTCTTTTTAATAAATGTTCTAAGCGTAATCTACTAGGTTTTTTAACACTCATTTTGATTTAATGTTTCCTCTTGCCGATGGTGGTAAACCAGATTTAATTCTATCTTGTACTTCTTTCCAACCAGCACCTGCTCTATCTAAAACGGATTTACCACCGTCATAATCAATACCTGGTGCTGATAGAATAACCTGTTTTAAGTGAGGATTATCTTTTTTAAATTGATCGAGTTTTGTGTAACTCATCATATGTTCTTCGATTTCACCTGTTTCTTTATTTTGAAAATCGTAACTAGGCATAATTAAACCATCCTGGGACATCTCGTTTTGTCCAAACCATATTGAACCTTTCTTGTTTAGTTTGATAGAATGCACGATAAGATTGAACTGGATCTGATAAAAAGCATTCTGGATTTGATTTCATAGCAAGTTTAAATTGTGTCATACTTCCTTCTGGTATATTCTTAGGTAGTAATCCTAATTCCAATCCAAGCACTTGCTCAGTTTTGTGTGTCTTACCATACCTATATGTATACTCTCTGCAAAGTGCAACAAAATGTTCATAATGCCATCTGTAATTTTGTGATGATTCTCTTGTCCATACGGTACAAGGATGATTGAAATGCACAGCTTTGTATAGCAAATTCTCACGTCTTTCATTATCTAACTTGTAATAATTAACCATTCGCTTACCAGATTTAGATGGTCTTTTTTCCAAAGTTCCGTCCAACATCCTATGAGCTGTTGAGAGCATTTGTCCTGACTCAACAATCATTTTTGGTACGTGTTTATCGCACTGTTGTTGTGCTGCTTTCACTGGATCATTGTCTAATATAAAAATGTTCATAATATAGTATTATACCATAAGTTGGGTAAAATGTACAGGACTTATGCCCTGTACATTTGGTTTATATGCCTTATCTGCCTCCCATATGTATAGCTTGCATATCGGATAAGTGTTGGTCTATATAAGATGCTTTTTTCAACATCTTAGCAGCCAATACTGTTTTCCCCTTTTTAAGCAATTTTTTTCGATAGTGTAATGTCTCTTTTTTATCTCTTTTAAGACGTTCAATAGATTGACAATTCATAAGCATTTTCCTTAAAGTTGTTAATATTGATACTATCATAATATATGGATCTACTTTGTTATCAAATCAGGAAATGCATCCTGACAAAGTTTCCTAGTTATACCCATTAGTTTTTTATGCAAAATTCTATCTTTTGCTCTAATGACTAACTCAGCTTCGGAGTGATGAACACTTTCCAACAGCTGGACAAACATGGCTTCTCTTTTGAGGGCTGGAAGTTTATTTCCTACAGGCCCTTTAAAAAAGAATCTAAAATCTCTAAATCTTTTGTATAGTGAGCTTGGTGCGTATCCTTCAGGTGCATCATCTGGTTTATAAGGCGGTGCTCCTTCGGGTAATAGTGATACCACATCTTTATCAAATGCGATTCTGATAATGTCCTTTAACGCAGGACTTTCGTTTTCTCTTAGGAAAGCGATTCTTTCCTCTCTGGTTGCTAATTTATTAGCTTCCTTAAATATTTCAGGCAATAATTTTTTCATTGTTATAAAATTCCTCCACAACTTCAATCAATAGATTGCATCTTTTCTTAATTAAATAGTTCAAAACGCGCATTTTCATTGCTACTTTTTGCTCGTTATAATTATATATAATGTTTTCTTGGATAGACTCAGGCACTTCAGTTAAATCAATTAACTTTTTGTTTCTTTGGTAATTACGATAAATTTCATCGTCCATTACCTCTCTCAAGTTATCTGAATTTTCCAACCATTCAGCTATCCTAGTTTTTCTTAATGGCGTTTGTTTTTTATCGGAAACAAATGTATCATCGTCTGATAACACATTTGGGATGCCATCCCCTGTATCACCTTTCATAATATGATTAAAGAGATAAGTTCTTGGATTATCGTCTTTAACAAATTTCTTTTGAATAGGTGAAAATTGTTTAACATTGTTAAACTT